CACCGGCCGCACTTGAGTTGAAGCGCTTCGGCCATTTCAACGGGGCGATTGCGCGCAACGGCACGGCTCTCGGCAACGTGGTCTCGGCCGAGATCACCTACGCCAACAATCTCGACCGGATCGAGACCATCCGCTCGGACGGCCGCATCGACGGGGCGGACCCGTCCATCGCCGCGCTGACCGGCCGGATCGATGTGCGCTTCGCCGACCAGACGCTGGTGACGCAGGCGATCAACGGCGAGGCCTGCGAGATGGAATTCGCCTACGTCCTGCCGTCCGGCGAGAGCTTCACCTTCACCGTGCACGCCGTCTACCTGCCGCGCCCGCGCATCGAGATTTCCGGGCCGCAAGGGGTGCAGGCGACCTTCGACTGGCAGGCCGCGCGCGGCAGCACCGTCGGCCGGATATGCACCGCAACCCTCGTGAACGATGTGGAGAGTTACTGATGCTGACGCTCGACCTGACCAACGCGCCGCGCTGGCATGACCTTGCCCCTGGCGTCCGGGTGCAGCTGCGCCCGCTGACCACCGCACTGATGGTGGCGACCCGCAGCGATCCGGCCGTCGAGGGGTTGCCCGAGGAAGCCTCCGACGAGGAACGCGCCGTCGCCTTCGCCAAGTCTCTCGCGCGGCGGGCGGTGCTCGCTTGGGAGGGCATCGGCGATGCTGACGGCAATCCCATTGATCCCAACCCCGAGGCCATCGACGCGCTGCTCGATGTCTGGCCGATCTTCGAGGCCTTCCAGCTGACCTACGTCTCGAAAGGCCTGCTGCTGGAGCAGGAAAAAAACGCCTCCGCGCCCTCGCCGAATGGTCCTTCGGCGGGGGCGAGCGCTACTGCGAAGCCTGTGCGCAAGCCTGCCCGGACTGCCCGGCGCGGCTGAACCGTCCGGAAACACCGGAGGGTTGGCAGGTCTGGGACCTCGTCGGTCGCCTTGGTGGGCAGCTCCGCGTGCTGCCCGGCGCCGTGATCGGCTGGGATATGTCGGCCGCGCTCGCGCTCGGTGACGCCCTCGGCGTACCGCCGCTCGTCACGGCCGAACTGCTGCCCGTCATCGAGGCGGTGATGGTCGCAAAACTCAACGAACAGATGGATCACTCCCATGGCTGAGAAGAGGGTCAGCGTCCGCCTCGCGGCCGTGGGCGGGCGACAGGTTCGCGCCGAGCTGGAAGGCGTGGGCGAGGCCGGGTCGCGTGGCTTCGGAAGGCTGAGCCGGGAGATGGAGGCTGCGAACGCCCGGCTCGCGGCTTTCTCACGCCGGGTCCGGGTTGCGGCGGCCGCCGCCGTGGCGGCTGCCGCGGCTGCTGGCGTGGCGATGATCCGCTCCGGGCTGCAGACGGTCGATGCGCAGGCCAAGCTCGCGCAGTCCCTCGGCACCACCGTCGCCTCGATCCAGACGCTGGAGCGTGCGGGCGAACTGGCGGGCGTCTCCATGTCCGGCATCGAGCAGGCGACGAAGGATCTGACGCGCCGTCTCAGCCAGGCGGCCGCCGGGACTGGCCCTGCCGCTGATGCGCTGGACCGGCTTGGCCTTTCCGCCACCGACCTGATTGCGCTGCCGCTGGATCAGCGGGTCGGCGCGATCAACGCCGCCATCGAGGACTTCGTGCCTGCCGCCGAGCGCGCAGCTGTCGCCGGGCAGCTCTTCGGCGAGGAAGGCTCCATCGCGATGTCACGGATCGACACCGCGACGCTGCGCCAGGCGACGGAGGACGTGCTTGCCTTCGGTGTCGTGGTCTCCGAACAGGATGCCGATCAGATCGAGCGGACGAACGACGCCGTCTCAAGGCTGGGGCTGATCTGGCGCGGGCTGTCGAACCAGCTGGCCGTTGCTGCCGCCCCGGCCCTCGAGGCGGTCGCCAATGCCATGGCGGCCATCGCCAGCCGTACCGGGCCACTCGGCATCGCCATTCGCGGCCTTTTCGACAATATCGGCCGCCTGACCACCTATGCCGTAACCTTCGCGACCTTCCTCGCGGGCCGCTGGGTCGCCGGGCTGGCCGCTGCCGCGCTCTCGGTCCGTGGGTTCGCCACCGCACTCGTCGTGCTGCGCGGGGCGCTGATCCGCACCGGCATCGGCGCGCTGATCGTCGGCGTGGGCGAACTGATCTATCAGCTGTCCCAATTCGTCGCCCGGGTGGGTGGCGTCGGCGAAGCCTTCCGGCTGCTCTCCGATCTGGCCTCCGAGGTCTGGTCGCGCATCGGGCTCGCGCTCGATGCCGCGCTGGCCCGTATGGCGGCCGGTTGGGAGGGGCTGAAGGCCGCCGCGCTTTCGGCGCTCGACGGTACCGTGGCGGGCGTCGTGGGGTTCGGGGACCGCACTGTCGCAATCTTCCAGGGCGCCTATGGCGGCGCGGTGGCGATCTGGGGCAGCCTGCCAGGCGCCATCGGCGATTTCGCGTACCAAGCGGCGAACGGGCTGATCGGCGGGGTCGAGGCGATGCTGAACGGCGTCGTAACCCGCATCAACAGCTTCATCGAAACCCTGAACGCCGCGCTGGCCTTGTTGCCGGAATGGGCCACCGGCGAAGGCGGCGTGCGGATCGGCACGCTCGACGCGGTGGACCTAAGCCGGATCGACAACCCGTTCGAAGGGGCTGCGACGGCGGCGGGCACCGCAGCAGCCGATGCGTTTTCGGCCGCGCTCGCCCGGACCTATATCGCACCGCCGGATCTAGGTCTCGGCGCGATGGCGGATGACGCGCGCGCGCGTGCCGATGCCTATCGCGAGGCCGCTGGCATGTTGACCGATGCCGCGACCCGGCCGCTTTCTGCTTGGCTGGCGCTGAAGGATGCCGTGACTGGCTCCGGCGCGGAGGCCGAGGCCGCGCTGACGGACGCTGCGACCTCCGCCGATGCACTGGCGGCCGGGCTCGGCGATACCGCAGCCGCCGCCAATGGCGCCGGAAGTGCTGCCCGCGACGCCGGAACCGCCGCTGGCGAAGGGGCGGAGCGCGCGCTGACCGGATGGCAGGCCGTGACAGCGGCGCTCTCGGATTATGCAAGCCGGGCCCGGGAGATCGGCGGCGATATCGGCCAGAGCCTCGTCAGCGCGTTTCAGTCGGCGGAGGACGCGGTCGGTGAGTTCGTGAAGACCGGCAAGCTGAACTTCCGCGATCTGGTGACCTCACTCATCGCCGATCTGGCGAAGCTGGCGGCGCGGCGCTTCATCCTTGGCCCCATCGCCAACGCGCTCTCGGGCGCGCTCGGCGGCGCGGGCGGGATTTTCGCCAACATCCTGCACGCGGGCGGCATGGTCGGATCGTCCGGCCCCTCGCGCATGGTCCCGGCTATGGCCTTCGCAGCCGCGCCCCGGATGCATTCGGGCGGCGCGGTGGGGCTTCGGCACGACGAGGTGCCTGCAATCCTGCAAAGGGGCGAGCGGGTGCTCTCGCGCCGCGATGCGCAAGGCTACGGCACGGGCGGCGGGATCAACGTCACAATCGTGGCGCGCGACGCCGAGAGCTTCCGGCAATCGCGCACGCAGGTCGCGGCGGATATCGCCCGCGCGGTCTCGCTCGGGCGGAGGGGCATGTGATGGCGTTCCATGAGGTGCGGTTCCCGGACAACATTAGCCGGGGCGCGCGCGGCGGGCCCGAGCGGCGCACGCAAATCGTCGAGCTCGCCTCCGGGGACGAGGAGCGCAACGCCAGCTGGGCCAACTCGCGCCGCCGCTACGATGTCGCCTACGGCATCCGCCGCGCTGACGATCTGGCGGCGGTGGTTGCCTTCTTCGAGGCGCGGAATGGCCGCCTCCATGGCTTCCGCTTCAAGGACTGGGGCGACCACAAGTCCTGTCTACCCTCGGGCACGGCATCGCCCACCGACCAGGCGATCGGCACCGGCGACGGCGCGACGACCGCGTTCCAACTCGTGAAGCGCTACTCCTCGGGCGCGCAATCCTGGACGCGCGCCATCGCCAAGCCGGTGGCGGGCAGTGTGCGCATCGCGCTCGCCGGGGCTGAGCAGCCCTCCGGCTGGTCGGTCGACACCACGACCGGCGTCGTCACCTTCACCGCGGCGCCGGGCTCCGGCCTCGCGATCACCGCGGGCTTCGAGTTCGACGTGCCGGTCCGTTTCGACACCGATGCGCTCGACGTGACGCTCGACCTCGAGCGGCTCGGCTCGATCACCTCCATCCCGCTGCTGGAACTGCGCCGATGAAGACCCTCGACCCCGCCCTGCAGGCCCATCTCGACGAGGGTACGACGACGCTTGCCTGGTGCTGGCGTATCGCCCGCGCCGATGGCGCGAGTTTCGGCTTCACCGACCACGACCGGACGCTCAGCTTCGACGGGACCGACTTCGAGCCCGAGAGCGGGCTCACGGCATCCGAGGTGCGGTCGGGATCGGACCTGTCGGTCGATGCGCAGGATGCCGAGGGGGTGCTGACCTCGGACCGCATCACCGAGACCGACATCCTCGACGGCCGCTGGGACAACGCGGAGGTCGATGTCTGGCGGGTGAACTGGAGCGATCCGGCGCAGCGTGTGCTGATGCGCCGCGGGGCGATCGGCCAGATCCGGCGGGGACGGCTTGCCTTCGTGGCAGAAGTTCGTTCGCTCGCACATATCCTCGGACAAACGGTCGGACGGACGTTTCAGGCCACTTGCGACGCGGCGCTCGGTGACGGACGTTGCGGCGTCGATCTGGACGCATCGGCCTTCAGGGGAACGGGCGCCGTCATCGACCTCCTGCGTGACCGGACGTTCACGGCGTCCGGCCTCGGTGGCTTTGCCGCCGGCTGGTTCACCTTCGGTACGGTCGAATGGACCAGCGGCGCCAATGCCGGGCGGCGTGCAGAGATCGTCGCGCATGACCTGACCGACGGCATCGCCGTGCTGACGCTGCTCGAAGCGCCAGTGAGGCCCATCGCCGGGGGAGATGGTCTTATCGTCCGCGCGGGCTGCGACAAGCGCATGGAGACCTGTGGCGCGAAGTTCGCCAATGTCGCCAACTTCCGGGGCTTTCCGCATATCCCCGGCCAGGATGCCGTTCTCCGTTACGCGACGAAGGACGGCGGGCACGACGGGAGCGTGCTGTGAGAGCCGCCGATCCGGAGCGGGTGATCGCGGCGGCGCGGTCCTGGCTCGGCACGCCCTATCACGACCAGGCCAGCCTGCGCGGCGTGGGCTGCGACTGCCTCGGCCTCGCCCGTGGCGTCTGGCGCGAGGTGGTCGGCCCCGAGCCGTTCCCGATCCCGCCCTACAGTCGGGACTGGGGCGAGATCGGCCCGCGCGAGGTGCTGGCCGAAGGCGTACGGCGCATGATGATCGAAGTGGACCCCGCGGCGGCCGAAGCCGGCGCGCTGGTCCTCT